AAGGGGCGTCATACTCCCCTTTCTGTTCTACCACAGACCAGGCTTTTTGTAAAGCCTCCGAGTAAAAATACTGATATCCGACATCACCACGTCGGATATCCTGCACAGGCATCAAGTCATGCAAGTGAAGTCCAAAAACTATTGCATGGTAATGAGGCCGGAAGGTGGTGGAGCCATACTCACCGCACATAAAATACCGAATATGGTCATCCGGGAAGGCTTTCCGAAGACGCTTCCAGAAAAGCTGCATGTGACGCTTCTCCAAACTAAGGGACTGCATCGCCTCTCCAGTCTCAGGATCAGCATACCAATGGCGGGGTACATGTTCTTCATCATAGGTCAAGGTCAAGAAGTAGGCGGAATCGTGATATTCGAGTTCCATCATACAGCGGTTGGCCCATTCACGAGAGCGGGCAATCCGACAGCCTTCACACTTGCCGCAGGGAATTTCAACCCAGTCAAGCCAAGTCTTTTCAGCGTAAGCGGAAATCTCAGGAACATCGGAAGTACAAATGCGACCTTTTCGCAATTCTAGGTGGTGGACACCATAGGGGACTATCTTCATTTCGGCCTTGCCATTCTTCGTGGTGCCAATTCTAAATCCCTTCAAGGGATGAAAACAGGCTATAAAATCACCCTCTCCGTACTCGGTTGGTCTGGTGGTGTCAGTGGGAACCAATATATCAAGATAGTATTGGTTCCCACTCCCTCCACCTGACAGCCTCAGTCGTCAGCGCTTTTTACGCCTTGAAGCATCCTTGCCAGAAACAGCACCGGGCAGCACGTTGGCAAAATAATCAAAGATGTTCTTACCCCAGGGTAAATTAGCATTTTGAATATCCTCAACAGCCTGAGTGCCAAGACGACCAAAAGCATTCCAAGCGTTATTCGGGAAAGCTTCTTTGATATCAAACTCCTGTTTGAAGCCGGCTTGCTGTAAATCTTTATTCACTTGAGCATTGAAAGCAGCAATCTCCTTTTGCGTCATAGACTGCACGTCATAACCATACTTTTGCGCAGCAGCATGGATAGAAGCAGCAACCTTCTGAGCGGCGGCAGACTGGTCTGCGGCATACTTTGTACCAGCTAAATGAGCATCAGCAGTATAACGTTGAGCAGCAGCAGAAATAGTAGCTGTATTAAGCTGAGTTTGTGCCTGGAGCTCGGAAGTATATTTGGACATGGCCGTATATTTATCCGCGATAGCCTGATTAGACTGAGCGGAAACACGGGTACCCTCAAGGCTTAAGAAAGAACTAAGCAAGCTCCCAAACAAGCCAGCAATAGCACCAGTGGCACTATTATCAACGCTGCCCATAGCACCGGACGGGGCACCGGAGCTAGCCGTTGCGCCAGAAGTAACAGCGGCACCGCTACCACCAGTGACAGAAAGAACGGGATTAAGGCCAGCAGCAATTAAATCACGCACCTCTCGTTGATGGGCAGTAGAGCTCATACGCTCCTGCCAATCTCTATTTTTTTGGGCCTCTTGACTGTTGTACCGACGCATGGTTTCGTACTGCGCTTCCTGCCACTTCCGGAGTTGTTCTGCCTGTTGAGCGCTGGCGGCAGTATTGCTGCCCGCAATACCTTGAAGGGCGCCAGTTATAGATCCGGTAGTATTAAGTCGGTATTTATCAAGAGACCCTGGTCTTACAATAGCACCAGGAGAGGCAGTAGTCAAGGCCGACTTAGCCGAATTCATAGCCATAATCTCACCTCTTAGTGATGGTCGATAAGGCCAGGGATACTATACATAGGCATAGGCCGAGTAGCCTTACACTGGACGTAGAGGTCGGCAAACATTTGGTTAGACACAGAACTTGTAACAGCAAGTACACGGTCAACATTGGTCTTATCCTCACGAATCCACGCATCAGACAGCTTCGGGAGCTGGGTATACTCATCGGCAAGATGCCAGACATCCAAAGAGGTCGGAGCATTAGAGCGCATCTCACCAGCAACACGGGACGGCTTGTAACGGTAATCGGCCCAGGCTTCCTGATAACCAAAGACCTCATCGTCCTGGGTGGTGCCCTGGGCGTAAATTTCCTTGTTCAGAATAGGCTGCTCACCGATATTAGCGAAGACGGGGAAATAATAGTCCAAGCGATCACGGCGGGACCAGAAACGCTCAAGGCCCTGCTGGTAGGTATGGTCATAGCGGGCGACCATAACGCCGATCACAAAGCCATGCTCAACAAAGGACTTAATAAAATCACCATGAACGTCAGTAGTAACAGAGAAAGCGGCAGTATCGCCGAGAGGAGTGCCATCAGCCTGGGTCGCGGAATTCTGGACAACCTGATTGATATTAACAGGTATACGGTTGCCGCCAAGATACTCAGGACGCTGGAGGCGAGCATCGGGAGAAGTAACGCCAAAATGAGACTTAAGGATTTCAATGTACCGAGTGCCACCTCTTGCATCCTTCTCGTAAAGCTTCTGAATCTGAAAGGCCATACGAAGCTGATTGATAGTGGCCGCAGAAACGGAGCCATCGTCAATCGCCCAAAGATTATTGATTACAGGAATCTGAGCTCCAGAACCAGACGTAGAAACATCAACAGAATCTTGAGCACCAGACGGAGTAAAAAAAATACCAGAAGGCGACGTAGGAGAACCACTCATAAATTTAGCAGTATAATTCTGAGTAAGCAAAGAATCACTTACTTTATCAACAAGAGGGACAACCGGAAGGTTGGAGCCCTGAGAGACAGGGATAGTTACGTCAGGGCCTTTCTGCGGAGCCGGGAGAGCGCTAGTAAAATAGTCGTGGAACTTGGCGGCCTTGAAGGGCATGCCGCCTTTGACAACATCAGTGATATAGTTGGTGCCGTTGGAACCTCCAAGAGTAGCGTCATCCACAGGGATGTTGAGGGGGTCAGAGAGATTCTCATCGCGAAACCACTCATTCATGATGAGGGCGTAGGCACGGAAAGGCAGCGCGTTAACGGAAAGATTAGCAACACCGGTAGGGATACCCATATAATCGGCAATCGAGCCAATAGACCAGCCACCGGAGGGGGCAGTCACCTGGGGGACGGAATACTCGGTCGTGGGAATCCAAGCGGACTGTGTATTCTCACCCATCAACTCACGCCAATGCTGCCAGACGATACGGTTAGGCACGAAGTAAAAATAGGTGTCAAGATAAAGATTGTCCATCATGGGAGTGAGCAGAGTTTGCAGGCGGGCAACCATAGAGGTCTTCAACTGAAAAGTATCGCCGGGAAGAACCTCATCAACATAGAAGGGGACAACGTCTCCGACGTTAAAACTGAGTTTAACACTATGGTCACGCCGAAAAGTGCTACGAGCAATATCAAGGTTAGTAGGATTAAGAGCAAATCTTGTATTTTCATTGCGAGACAAGTTAATACCTCCAGTCTGTAACGGTTGTTCAAAAGGAGGGGCCCCATGGGGCCCCTCGCTCTCTGTTGTTCACACGGCCAGGGCGGCCGTGTAGGCTGCTTTAATCAGATTCAGCCAATGTCAGGAATATGAAATTTAACCAGCGGGTGAGGCTGGGGCGGGGGTAGATGCATCACCTCCTTCACTGGAATGGCCCTGGGAGGCCGTAGGAGGCTCACCAGCAGGTTTTCCGGTGGCGGGTGGTGTAACCATACCCATAGCCTCCAACCAGCTCTCAGAGCCTGCCTGAGCGAGCCAGGCGTGGAAAGATTGGCCGAACTTCTCTCGGGTCTCAAGGGGTAAGCTCATGAATGTCTGCTCGGCCTCTATCATGTGATTGAGCAGCCCGGCATAGGTCTGGGGCATCTGAGAGAAATCACCAAACATACCTTGCACCTTTTGCAGGGCGGCAGTATCACCAGCGTTAAACCTGTCCATGATTTTATGGAGATCGACGGAATCCTTGTGAGACTGGATGAAGGCGTAGAGGTCCTCTTTACCACTCTCCTTGAGGGTCATAACGCCGAAGCGGTCGAACTCGGGAGAGTAAAGAATCTTTTCACCCGAGCCGGCTTGAGAACAAAAATGCTGCTGTTCGCGGTGCCAAGTCTCAAACATCGGCATCCTCCTTACGCATAGAACGGAGAACCTCCGCGCCATCGGAAATGAGCTCGTGGAGCTGAGCCGGCTTGAGAACGCCGTTGTCAGAATCGAACTCACCAATCCGGAAAAGCTGGAAATCGGAAGCGTGAGTAAAGAGAACGCCTTTAGATTCCATAATGGCGTTAGCGAAATTACGAGCAGCGATATAGTCATTCTGCTCAGTGTTGAGACCGAAGAAGCCAGAACGCAGGTCACGGATAGCGTAAACGTTAAGCATCATTTTTATCATCCTCCAAAAAACCAGAAAGTTCAATCAAACGAATTTGAAGCTCCAAAGCAAGAAACTCATAAAAGTCGAGCTCCATATCGATAGAGCGCCAAACTTTGGCGGCCAGCTCGTAGCAATCAGCATCGAGATTTAGCCGGACACGGACGGTAGCACGCTTATCATTCACATCCTGATACCTCCACGATAAATTTTAGGATTCACGTTGATTCGCTTCGAATTGACAGCGGTATGGCGAAATACCTGCCTATCCTGGGATCGGCGCATGCGCTTGGCCATAATCTCACCTCCTCAAAATAACGAAAGCTGACAAGGACGACCTGCTTTATCCCAATTTTCATAAGCAGCACGACTGGAAAAAACAACATGCAAATCATGCGAATCAATATACTCCAGAAAACCAAGACCCCAACAACCATTCCAAACACAAGTATTATGCTCACGAACATAACTACGGAGCGAATCCGAATTAGAAAAGAAAATAACGTCTTTCATAAATCACGCCTCAAATTTTTTATACGGTTATGGAGCACGCGCTCCTGGGTCTCAAGGATTTCCTCATAAGTCATAGTAGACTGAGCCAACTTAGCCTTTTTACCTTCCTCAGCAAAGTGCTTGCGCCTAGCCTTAATCTCGGCCATGACATCAGGCTGCTCTAAATCAAACAACTTGTCAAAATACTTAGGGGGACGAATCTTGCGGCCACCATCAGGGGTGGAAATAGAGATAGTATCATACTCCATGCACTCGGGATGATCGTCATACCACTGGCGGCCGATCCCAGGACGACGAGACATGTCAACATACTCTGGGTCGATGTTAAACGTCTGGTAGACATCAGCTTCAGGACCAACAGCCTTCTTAAGAACATACCGGGCAACGTAAGCGCATGTCTCCCAGTTAACTTGACCAACCAAAACATAGCCGATAGGCTTCCGGATGCAAGGGGTGTCATACGCCCCTAGGCTTCAAAATTCAGAAGGAGGAAATCCAAATGAGAAACCTCAAGCGGACTCTCAGCCTGGTAATGGCCATGGCCCTGATTGTGGGCATGATGGTCGTCTCCGCCAGCGCTGTGAGCAGTGATTTCAACGACTCTGCTGAAATCACCAACACTGAGGCGGTTGATGTGATGACCGCCATCGGTGTATTCGAGGGCACCGACAAGGGCGCCTTCAACCCCACCGGCATCCTGACCCGTGAGCAGGCCGCCAAGATCGTGGCTGTCATGCTGTTGGGCGAGGAGGACGCCAATAAGCTGAGCACCAACTCCACCACCTTCAAGGACGTGGCGGCCAACCGCTGGTCTGCGGGCTACATCGGCTACTGCGTACAGCAGGGCATCCTGGCAGGGACCGGCAACGGCAACTTCGACCCCGAGGGCGAGCTGACCGGCCTGGCCTTTGCGAAGATGATGCTGGTGGCCCTGGGCTATGACGCGAAGGTTGCCAACTATGTGGGCAACGACTGGGCCATCAACGTGGCCGCCGACGCGGTGAACGCGGGCATCGCCCCCAAGGGCATCGTGCTGGCCGACGCCATGACCCGTGAGCAGGCCGCCCAGATGGCGTTCCAGACCCTGACCGCCGACACTGTGTACTACACCAACAAGGGCACCACTGTCATCGGCTCCGACGGCATGCAGGTTATCGTGGGTGCTTCCGCCCCCGTGAAGGTCGCCAACAGCACGACCGATGATTACCGCACCGTGAAGGGCGACAAGGACGAGGTGCAGCAGTTCTGCGAGAAGTACTTCTCTGACCTGACCCTGAACAGCAATAACCACGACGATTTCGGCCGTCCCTCCGACCAGTGGAAGAACGGCACCAAGGAGATCGGCACCTATGCTTCCACCGCCGATGCCTCTTACTCCGAGAAGGTCAGCTCCAAGACCCTGTACTCCGACCTGGGCCTGGATAAGACCACTACTGTGGATGTGACCGAGGACGGCAAGGCCAATGGCACCTTCACCATCGAAAAGGGCAACAGCGACGACGAGCTCGGCGGCAACGGCGTTCTGGTCGAGGCTTTTGTGGACAACGACGACAACGTGACCCTGGTGGTCATCAACACCTACGTGGGCGAGATCTCCAAGGTTACCGCCGCGAAGGACGGCGATGACCGCTATGTCACCGTGGACGGCAAGAAGTTTGAGACTGAGTCCTTCGAGAAGGACGACGTGGTTCTCTACACCATGGCTGATGGTGAGATCCAGACCATGACCCTGGCCGAGGTGGTTGAGGGCGTCGAGGTCACCAAGACCACCGGCGATTCCAGCTTCGTGGCTGACGGCGAGACCTACAAGTACAGCGCGAAGATGTCCAATAAGGGTGATGTCAAGGTCGACAGCGTGCTGGACCTGTACCTGGATTCCTATGGCTATGTCATTAAGGTCGACGTATCCAAGGCCTCCAGCGACTACGCCTACGTCGTGAACACCGGTGCCGATGAGGGCCGCTATGACGACGAGAGCTCCTACTATGCCAAGCTTCTGCTGGCCGACGGCACCGTGGTCGAGGCCGAGGTCGATGAGGACTGTCTGAGCGGCAGTAACTTTAGTGCAAAGGAAACCGCTCTGAAAAACATGCGGGGCTACATCGTAGAGTACAGCAAGAACTCCAAGGACATCTACACCATCAAGGGCGTCAGCACTTCTGCTCTGGCCGAGAACAAGAAGGTCGAGATCAACAAGGGCGAGTCCGCCATGACTCTGGACACTAAGACTGTCTACGCCAACAGCAAGACCGTCTTCCTGGTGCAGACCGGCACCGGCAGCAAGGCCACCTATAAGTCCTACACCGGCTATGCCAATGTTCCCGACCTGAAGGACAACAGCGGCAACTTTGTTTACTACTGCAAGAGCGGTAGCACTGTGGCTACCATGGTCTTCATCTCCGATGTGTCCGCGAGCTCTGACGACATCGTGTATGTCCTCAGCTCCAAGGCCGGCACCAAGGTGAAGGACAGCGACAACACCTACTACGAGTACAAGGCTGTTGTCAACGGTGAGATCACCACTGTCAAGATGGATGAGGAGCTGAAGGACAGCTATCCCAGCGGCAATGTCCTGAAGACCGATATTCTGCTGAACGTTATCGCCTATGCGGATGCTGAGAACGAGATTCTGGACGCCTCCGCCTGTGAGGAGTACAGCAAGGTCACTACCGATGATACCTATCAGCTTCCCGGCGTGGAGGTCAAGGCTGAGGCCGAGGATGGTATCATCGACCTGGGCGGCAAGAGCTACGCTGTTTCCGACGATGTCGAGGTCTATGCCGTCACCAAGGGCAAGAAGATCGAGACTGGCTCTCTGAGTGATGTGGAGAAGGGCATGACGGTTACCGCCATCGTGAAGAACGGCGAGATCGTCACCATCTTCTACGGCTCCACCACCTCCTCCGGCAGCGACAAGGCTGAGATTTCCGGCAGCGGTGTAAATACTGCTACCGTTGTTAACGCCTCTGATCTGAGCAGCGAAGCCAATGGTGCCTATGTTCTGACCAAGATGCCTGAGGATAAGAAGGATGACATCGGCGGTGAAATCACCGACAACATGTTCTTCACCTTCCGCATTACTGACAAGGATGCTCAGGATGTTGCTCTGTCCATCAAGAACAGCAAGGGTAATCTGATGTACAAGGAAGATGCCAAAGGTGTGACCACTGGTTTCCATTACTTCTATGTGCAGGTCATTGGTGAAGGCATCAATAATTCCTCCAAGGGCTATGAGATGAGCGATAAGGCGCTTGTCGATGGCACTTATACTTGGACGATTGTCAATACGACCACCGGCGATGAGCTGATTGGCGGGACCTTCACTATCCGCTGAGTTCTGATCACCAAACCCCAAGAAGCAAGGAGGCCCCGGGTATTTCCCGGGGCCTCCTTGCTTTCTTGATAAAGCGCCGCGTAATAATAGGTGGTTCCAGCCTCATTGAGCT